TTCTGCTTCAGCATTTCAACGCGAAGTTGACGATCTTCATCTTCAACAGCCTGAGCCCTTTCTGCGTCCGCATAGTACTTCTCGCTCCAAGGCATTGTGACCAATGGTCTTTGGATTCTGTCTGCCATAATATTATCCTATCTTTCCGTCCATCCACTTCCGGATGATTGCTTTTATTTTGGGTTTGTTGCGTATTGACTTGGCAATTCTTTCTCCATATTCGAGATAGAAGTTTCTCAAGTTGTCTGATGCCTTCGTGAACATCCACTCCCTAAATTCAAGCCACTTAGGATTGTCGGCGCCATAAACCTCGCGAGCCACCCAGCATGCGAATATTCCTGCTGTTCCGCCCAGCGACCCAACTCCCTTGAAGAGGTCAGCGCCAGCACTCAAATAGTTCGGAGTCGAATTTGCGACAGCAACGCGAGATAGGGCGTCAACTTGAGATCCATACATGCTCGCCTGAGCATTTTGCATTGTGTTGTAAATGCTTCCGGCCTGACCAGACAGGGCGACAGGAATCTCTGGATTTGTCGTCTGGTAGAAGTTGCTCGGAGCTCCCTGTGTCTGGAACGATCCAGGCATAGTTTGGTTTGCCTGGATGTACCCCTGGAACTGCGCGTTTTGCTGTCCAAGCCTTTGATTGGCTAAATTGTAAATAGATGGTCCACCAGCAACAAATCCAGACGCGGCTCCGAGTCTGCCCTGTTGGACGTTTTCGCGAAGTAAAAGATCCCTTGCCGCAGCTGCGCCTGTGGTCTCTCCAGATCCAAGGAACTGCTGTGCTGCGCCAAAACGAGCGAGTTTTCTAGCTTCTCCAGCTGCCCCAAGTTGCGCAGCTTCCTGTACTGCTGGTCCAAGTCCAAAAATATTCCCCCGGGCAGTCTGTGCCCCGCGGATTGCCTGCTCATAACCGCGTCGTTCCTCGGCCCCGATCGTAGATCCAAGACGAAGCTGGTTGAGCGCTTCCTGTTCGATTGTGTTGCGCAACTGCTCTGTTTGCGAAGTTGTTGTTGGACCAATTGGGAGAGTTGCCATTTCTCGGTACTGACGACCAAGGCCAATTGCAGTCCTGTATGTATCCGGGTCGATCTGTTTTAATTGTTCACCGGCTCGCTCCTCGGGAAGTTTGGCAAATTCTCGGAATGAAGTTATTTGCTTTAGTCCCTCTGCATCAGACATTGTAATTGGGGTGAAGTCGGCGGCCTGCTTTGTGGCATCTGCAACAGCTTTTTGAACGCTAGCTAGGTCTGATTTTAACTGGTCAATTGACACCTTTGCCGATACTGCCCTGGCATCATTAGAGGGAAGTTGATCGTATAGACTCTGAGCCGCCTCGAGCCTGCTGTTGATTCCAACAATCTGTGAGCTTCCGTCCGATACAATCCTGTTCAATCTTGCCAGCTTAGTATTATTAAAATCATTAATAATATCCTGATCGGAAACTTGAAAGTTTAATTTATTGGAAATATCCTGCCCTGGGCCTTGGTATCCACCAGCAAATCCGGGAAGTCCAAGTTGAGGATCTGTAGGGGCGAATCTTCCAGCCATTGGGCCGCCTCGTCCTGTGAGCCCAGCAATTTGTTCGGATAAAGAATTGCGAGTGTTTTCTTGATTTTGTATTTCTGCCAAACTTTGTTTCTGTTGCTCATCTCGCGCAGTATCCTTGTAATCTTGGTAGGCATTATCAAAGTCACGAAGCATTCCGCTTTTATCAGTAACAGTCGTTTCGTATGTTCTCGGACCGCTGTCCCAGCTTCCGTTGTATGTAGATTTTCCAGATAGGAATGTTTTGTAATCTGTTGGACGATTTGCCGACTGGAAATGCCTGGAACCATTGTAAAATATGGTATTCCAATCTGCACTTGGAGCATACTTTTGATTGTAAAATTCCTCTTTAGATAGAACTGCCATATTAAATCTCTCCAGACTGATATTTCTTAGTCGTAACCTTCTTGGCTTCTTCGTTCCTTGCTAACACATCTGAAATGTTTGTTGTGTACTCTGGAGTAAGGATAGGTTGTGATATGCCAGCCGTGTAATTAACTGGAGCCACACCTCCGCCCATTGCGACTTCTCGCTCAACCGAGGTTTCTGGTCCTTGACCATAAGTTCTAGCGAATTGGGCTGTAAGCTGATTGCCTAATGCGCGGTTTAAGGAATAAGCCTGTGGGCTGTACTCATACTGCCTGCGAAGACCCTCGAGCGTCCTTTGCCCACCGTACTGACGCTCAAGCTGTAGCCCGGTCTGGACCTGGGCTTGTTGGTCGGCTGCGGAAAGTTGACGTTCTAGTTGGCGTTGTTCGGGCATATACTTGATGCGAAGAGCATTCTCAAGCGCAGCGATGTCTGGAGACTTTTCAATATAGGTTTCAAGCGAAGAACGATAGAATAGCGCATTTGCCTGCGCAGATTTCATCGGGTCAGGGGGCGGAGGGGGAGATGGAATTGACGGAGCGCCACCCATTATCGTAGTGCCCTTCTCATAAACTTCATAAAATCGTAACTCCTTGGTGTTCCAGAACGGTTAAACGTAATACGCTTACGGATGCCAAAACGCTCCAAAAGGAGCACCAACAGGCACCTCAAGGAGATAGCACCCTTTGAGGATATCGTCAAGTCTACGAACACATTCTCCCCATCCTCAGAATGAACGTAGTGATCTGGCTTTTCTCCGTCCTTTAGGCACCTGGCAAGAGCTATCCCGGCAATTCCGTCAGAATCTTTGACAATGCCGACCAAACCCTGCCTCTCGAACCAATTAAACCAATCAGCTAGGTTGTGCCACATGCCCTCCGGCACACCGGACGCTTCAATGTATTCTATAGCGGTCATAGCGATTTCTGGATCTCGATTGTATCTGGATTTGCGGCTGCAGTAATTTGCCTGACTGCCATCTTCCCGGCCGCGCTAGTTATCTTGACGTTAAGAAGTCTCCACTTTTCGTACTTTCTGAGATCGCTCGCAATCTTCTTTTTGACGCTAGTCGGAAGAATTGCCGGAAGCTGGAAATCCAGCGTAAGAACTGAACTGGCAATATTCAGATTCGGTTGAACTTCAACGTCGCCAACATCTATGTCCCTCTGTATCGTTATGGTCGTATCAGTCGAGTATGAGTCGTCAAATATTACCTCGAAATGCGAGCCATATTTTAGCGAGAACGGATCTCCAAAATTAAAGTCCTTTGTTCTGACTGAGGATTCATACGAATCTCCATTGTCGGCATAATCCGAAGCAGTCAGCGCAGCCGGAGACTTGTATCCAAAGTACTGAAGAATCAATCCTGTTGTAGATTTTCCTGCCAGCCGAAGACCCTGCGAATCAAAATTTGTAAGCGCAAACTGCATGATCTGAGGGGTCCAGGTACCCTCAAAAGCGCTCAAAGCAGTATTATATACCAACATCGTATCGTTGTAGTCATTCGATCCTGTTGGGAATGCCAGGAAATATCTGTTGTCGTAGAACATTGCCGTAGATATATCGATCTTTGCCGGGTTTATGGTCTGGATAACATCCTTTACAACCTCTGATATTGGTATTCCAATTGAGCTAAAATCGTCGGCAGCCGACCTTACCAAGGATCGAATTCCATTGTCCGAAAGAAAGAATATGTCGCTACTCACCTGGACCGCGGTGTTCCCGGCTACGCACCCGGTGTTGTTCGATATAAGCGAGATCGTCCAATCCGCAGCAGTCGTCATTGTTTCCGGGACCTCCACCTGGAACACTCTCCTGTTTTTGAATACAATAATTCTGTTCTGATAGTATGGAACGATCGCAGTAATTTCGTCTCCGTCGTCTCCGTTAATCACAGCACTGTTGGCCGAGTCCCACACCGACGCGTCAAGTATGTCTGAGCAGTACAGTGTATTGCGGTGGATTCCAGACCCAACGCCAAACAATCTATTCCCGGTGTTTATGATAATCCTTAGATCCACAGGGGGAGTGCTCACTGTTGCCGTTGCTGTGGCTCCGGAACCGTCGCCAATTATTGTCACGCTCGGGGTCCTGGCATATCCAGATCCTCCGTCTACAACTACAACTCCTGTCACCGCGCCCCCAGCTACAGTTGTGGTCACGGAAGGAGCAGTCCCGGTTAGGCCAGGATACTCAACCAACGCGGTTGCGGAGGTGTAGCCAGACCCTCCGGACGTGACTGTGATTGCCCTTAGCTTGGCACCCTGCCTGGTTACCGTTGTGCCATTAAATAAATGAAGATCTCCGTCTCCGTCGACAGCGTACATTTTGTCGTTGAACTGAGCCATTGAAACAGGGGCGTCGACTGCAGAAGAAAATCCGTCCTCCCATTCCGTGCTCCTATTGTCCCATAGTACGCTCGCAGATCCCCACTCCTGGTCCGCAGCGTGTGCTTCAGCGCTTCCATTTGAGTTTATGCTGTAAAATGTTCCTTGCGTTACGGTCAGCAAATATTCGTTCGCCGCGGTATCGTAGTACCTCATGCCACCAACTGAGCCGATCGCACTTGTGGCAGTTGTGCAGAATGCTGTTGCCCCGGTCCTGGTCTCCAGGTTGCCCTTTGGAGAAAGGGTCATATTGACCAATTGACTTACCTGGTTCTCTGCTAGTAGATCAGACTGCAGTCCGCTCGCCTGTCCTCCGGAGAAGTTCCGGATTCCCTCGAACGACAGGACGTCATCCAAATTGTCTTGGAAGTACGGCACCTACTAAACTCCTATATCTGTAATGCTGTACTCACCCAAACTCGAAGGAGTGATTACCTTTATCCCTCCGACCTGGCTCATCTCATACTGAGCCATCTGCGCCAGGTCAGCATTCGCGGTTGATACAACTGCCTGGGCCTTGGCGTACTGACGCTCGCGCTCAAGGGCGTCTGCATGGGTAAGGGCAAGGACAACGTGCTGGACGTGCGGAAGTCTCAATTCGTCATCTAGGGCAGGCTCGCTAGGCGGAAACTCTACAATGTTGTTCTGCCTTGTGATGCATGTCAGTTTTTCAATTACCTTGATCGTAGTCGTGCTCGTCGTGTTCAACAGTGGATACAGATCGATCTCGGCAGTGCCGGACGTGTTCCGGCCCTTAAAGTAATACTGAGTCGGAGTCCCAGTCCGGTCGTTATCGAGGAGATCCGCGTCCTGGCTAATGATCGTCTGCATGTCGACAGAGAGAAGTTCGCTGTCTCCGTATGCAACGGAAAGCGGGTTTTCGACCAGGGAACCAAGAGTGATCGTCCTGCTAGCTGTAGACACTGAGTACGTCGAGTTTGTTATGCTCTCTCGCCATGGGGCGAAGTTCCAGACCCTGCGATAGTTTAAGCTGGCAGACTTCTCCAGGAACGTAAGCGTATCGGAGTCAGTCTTCCCAACTTTCTCTCCTGCGAATTGTGCGATTTCAGATAGAGTCATTTACAGGCTCCTGTGGTGCTGGTTCTGGCTCCGGGATAGGCTCCAGGTTAAATCTTTCAAAAACCTCTCCGTCGATCTCTTCGGTGTAGGCCCCGGTGACCCGGTATCCCGCTGGGACGCTGGCTGGAGTATAAGGCTTAATACCTACTTCAGCAAGTTGCTCCTTGCTCCAGCACCAGAAGATGCTGGCTGGATGGTTGACATCGCCAATGCGGATGCCTTCGGGTTGACGGATGATGTTATTTTCGGTTGTGATCCACATAGTTACTCCTTATCTTGCTCTTGCGTATTTGAATGGTGATTCGGCGAAAGCTGCAAAAATAAATGTTACTCCAGATTGATTCGAATCAAGATTTGTTGATCTCAACTTAAATCCATTTGATAAAATATCCATTGTATTAAAAGTCACTCCACCAATGCTACTTCCATTTTCTTCTTGAGAATTATTTGGAGCAAGTTTTAAGGTAACCAGATTTTCTGTGCTTCTTGCTGTGTCATAAATTATCCAAGCAAGACTACTTTGAGTTGTCTTTATCATTACAAATCTCGGCCTAAATCCGCAATATGCAAGCGGACCATCTGCTGCGCCATTGCCTGTGTAAGTTCCAAATTTACTAAATCCATCAACTTCGGCAAATAGATAGGCGATGTATGTGTCTGCGTTTGCATTAACAGCTACATTTGTTCCAACTGAAAACACGCTAGACGTTGGGCTGGTTGAGTTCCAGTAGTCTGCTCCAGCGGATGTTGATGATGTAGAATTTAGCTGAAGATATGTAGTATTCGCAATAGACGTATGCCATACAGGCCAGCCTTGATCTGCGCCAGCCGTTGTTCTGGCCTTAACGATAACCATCTTTGGGGCAACGCCCAATGTGTGCGCAATAGTTCTATTTGCTCCGTTGCCAGTATAGCTAACAACATCAAGTCCTGCTTGTGTTGACTCATCCCAAGCCCAAGCCACATACTGCGTGCCAGTAGTGTTTACAAGCGTGCTTGTTGAAATCGTAAATCCGTTTGATCCAAACGCAGTAAGTCCGCTTGAGCTTGTTACTTGATCTCCAGTTGTGTCGCTGGAAAGCTGTGATTGAGTTCCCCTTGTTGTGTCATAAATAGCGTGGCTTGTCGCTCCGCCGCGATTCTTAATCCACACCAGGTCGGGGCTAAAGCCAAGACTAGAAATTGAGTTGGATGCGCCTGTGCCAGTGTAAGCAACTACATCCATTGCAGTGCTTGGCTTCTTGATTGTAGGAGTCGTAAGGTTGGTTGTGCAGAGTGCCTTGAAACCAGTTGGCGGAGCATATCTCCACGTTTGCTGACCAAAGTTCATCGTTACATCATTCGCAGATGTTGAACTTCTTCCGCTTGTTGCAAAATAATATGGACCGCTTGTGAGGGATGTATATGCAGTTCCTTGTGAAGTTCCGTTTTTATAGAAAACAAGAGTTCCAGCACTTGCGTCAAACGCTACTCCAATTGTGTCTCCATTTGTGTATGAAGATCCATAAGAACTTGATGATGCATTGTTATATTTTAATCCATTGTAATAATACCCCCAACTATCTGAAGATGACCCAACATAAGTATTCATTATGTTTATGCCTTGCGAAATACCAGCAGAACATTCGGCTCCAAGAGCAGTAACGTACATTTCGCAATACCACTTTCCAGATGTCATTCCAATTGTTGAGATTGATCCGCGATCTCCAGCATTTGTTCTTAAATTTCCGTCAATAATTGTGCTTCTTATGGTGCTTACTGGATTTAATGTGGCGTAATTACCCCTGACCTCCCCGCCAACTCCAGTGTCTGTTCCGTAATTTGTTGGACTGTCCACCAAACTATCGTTTGCAACCTTGTCGGCAAGAGTGCTTGTTGCTACGGAGAAATTGTTCGGAGTCCAGTTGTTGCCATTTGGGCTGGAGTCCTTGCCAAGTGTGGCTGCTGTATTGTTGCTATTATCCGCAAACTTCAAGTAAAACCCATTTGTTCCGTACGTTCCTGCGTATGCTTTAGCCTTCCATCGTCCTGTTATTGCATCGGTCTCTCCGAAGCTGGATGGGGTTAATGCTTGTCCGTCTATAAAGTTGATTTCGGTTAGGTAGCCATTAAAATAGCTTGCTGTATTGGCCGCACCCAATTGATGGGCAACTGCTGTGTTAAAAGTATTGCTAGTTGCCGTGGCAGTGCCAACGCTCACACCATTCACATAAAGCGTATGTGATGTTCCATTCTGCGTCCAAACAATGTGATACCAAGCAGATGGATCTCTAAATAAAGCTGTTGTTGTTAATGCGCTTGAAGCTGCAAATGTAAGATTTAGCGCATCTCCAGTTGTGAATCCAAAGCTATGATTTGTTGATACTCCAAAAATTTGTTTTGTTGCTCCAAGTAATCCTAACTTCACCCACAATGAAAGGGTAAATATTGATTGTGATGTTGGAGTTGAGAGCGTTCTATTTAAGTATGCTGAATCACCAGAATTGAACCGCAAGCTACGTTCAACTCGGTATGCATCATTATCGCCTTGCGCTCCAAGCAGGCCGTTTGGATGGACAGGCCAGGGCATTGGAGGTTACGAGAAGTTCTGGCTAGATACTCCGTAGAGTACAGTTCCGTTTGTTACAAAGGAAAGAACGTCAACTTGCGCTGATCCAGTAGAAAGAACTGGAGCTACCCCACCAGTAAACTTGTACGCTGTGCTAAATGAAAGAGTATTATTCCCGCCAGTGCCTTGCGTCACAATCATCACATAGGTGCACCCAGCCTGCGGGTTGGTCGGCGTGTTCATTGTTGAGTTTGTTGTTACAGTAAGCGTAGCAACCTGGTTCTGCGACAGATCCCAAGGAACAGTTCCGCTTGTGATTGTCAACGCTGTGGCTGCAAAGTTATGCGCTCGGCTATATTGCTGTGCAGTATTAAGAACAGCAATTCTGGTTCCTACTGTTGCCGATCCTGTGCTGATCGTTAGGTCGCCAGTAAGAGTAGTCGTGAAATTGCCAATCGTCCCGGTCGTGCTGTTCAAAGTTCCAATTGTTCCAAGCGTCGAATTGACGGAACCACTAAAGGTTCCTCCTGTGAGATTGGACGTGAGTGTGGAGCTTGTTAGCGTCTGAACTGTGCCACTTGTAATGTTCGCAGCTGTTCCAGTTATAGTCCCGGATGTTAAAGTTGGAATTGTGCCAACAGTAATCGTGGCAGCTGTGGATGTTGTGGTTCCAAATGTTCCGCTAGGGATAAGTGCCGTGGCAATCGTCCCATTCGTAATCTCAGCGCTAGTGCTGATTGACCTATTCCCGGTGACGGTTCCAAGGCTCAGGACTCCTGTAAAATTGGCATTGGTATACGTTCCGCCTGTCAGTGCATCGTCAAACAAGTTTAAGACGGTTGTCTGTCTTGGGGCGACCCCGGACGATAGGCTCGCGTCGTCAATCATGATCTTGTCGTCGGTTGCGACAGCGGTCAGTGAGGTCTGGTCTCTAATTAAAGACTGATAGACGTCTAGTCCGTCGACCAGGTTGTGAAGCGCGGCCGCGGTTACGGTGCCGTTCGTTGCGAACGTTTGAGAACGATTGAATTTGATGCCCATATTAAGTTGTAAACCTCATTGCGGTTGCAAAGAACGTGCCAGCAGGAATTGTCCCGGCAGTCGCGCCTTGGTTCTGAATTGAGTAACGAACGACATTTGTTGCCGTCGGATAAAGAGATAATCCAACATTAACCGTTCCAGTAGTTGAACCTAGCGAGTTCAATGAGCCGATAACAATATCACCAAGTGCCGCGCCAGTTAGAGTAAAGGTTCCAGTTGTAGCGTCTGCTCCGTTATGTGCGCTAACTGTAGCAGAAGTGAAAGCTGCTGTTCCAAACGAAGCATTGGTTATGTTGGGACCAGTAGCGCCAATCTCAAGCGTACCAACTGTCACAAGCCCTGTATTGGTAATCGTGGTCGAAGCAATCGTGCCGATCGTCGCAGTGCTGATTGTGGCAGTGCTGATTGTAGCAGTGCTGATGCTGGCAGTACTGATGCTGGCAGTGGCAATCGTTGTCGTGCCTGTTGAAAAGGTATTGCTAGATCCAAACGTGACTGGGCCTAGGAGTCTGGAGGCTCCGTCCACTGCAAACGTGCCACTGCTCTTTACCCCGGTCGTAGATATCTGAAGGGCCGAAACTCCAGCCTCGTTGCCACTGGACACGGCCGCGAGCGTAGGTCCGACAATATCGCTACCAAACGTCTTTAGGACCTGGCTATAGCTTGTGCTGATATTCTGTGTGCCAAGTGTTGCCATTAGTGATTTATCCTGTTTTTGACCAGGTCCCAGGCAACGGAAAACAGTAGCCCGGCGACCCCAGCAATTGCGAATATCCTGGAACGGAGGTGCTCCAGGGCAGAAACTCTATTTACCACATCTGCGTAGTTTGACAAGCTGGTCTCGACCATGTTGTACAATTGGACCTGGCGCTCTTCCATCCGGGCCAGCTTGACCTCTATGCCCCACACCTGGTCTTCACTCATTGCGAGACTCCAGGTACTTGAGACTGACCGCAAGATGTACGACCGCACCGACAACCTCGTCCCGGTCCCTGCCGTCTGCCACCATCCTTTTGATCGATCTGTTGACTGACAGAAGGTGCTTTACTGCACCGATATACTTCGTTCCTCTTGCAAGCCTGTTGTTGTCCTCGGCACACTTCAGTGCCTCCATGAAACAGGCGTAATCCTTTGCCGTCAGCAATAAACGCAAACCCAGGACTGTGATCCATGTGGCGATGCGCTTCATTTGACATTACCAGAACTTACTGCTCCGGCATCTTCCGCAGCACCCATGTCCGAATAGCGGGGCAGCACATTGCTGTCCGCTGGCTTTGGCGAGCAGGAGCAGAGCAATAGGGTGAGGAGGAGGAGGGGCATCAGAGTGCAAACGATCTAATTAGTGAATCAATCGCAAAGGTTTGAGTTTTTGTTAGCGTTGTATTTGAATCCCAAAAAAGAAGAGTTGAAAACAATGATGTCTCTGCGCTTGCCGCACCAGAATTTAATAAGCAATGCAAAATCCATTCTTGATTTGCCGCATAGGTTCTTGCGTTTCCTCCAGAAACAGTATTCGAATTGTCCCAAAATATTGCTCTTGGAATATATAGTTTTTGATCGTTAGCAGAAAATGTGAGTCCAAGAAATTGATTTGAAAAACTTGGAGCGGAAGAGAATATGGTGCTTGTTATTGTATCAGTTCCTCGATCTGCTCTCAATATAACATTTGATGTGCTTCCAGTTGTGTCGTGACTAAATAAAATAGCTCGAAGTGTTGATTGATTGTTTAGGCAAGAAAATCCTGCACGAATACTGTTTGTTGCAGTTGTTTGCGCTCCAATTAAGTTGCAAAGAATATATGCTGATGGTGGTTGATTATTTGTAAACGTCCTATTCCCAACGCTAATTTTATCAACAGCAGAACCCTCAAGAACTATTCCACTTTGCGTTCTTGTTCCACCAGTAAGAGTAGCAGATGCCCCTGCTTTTAGATCGATTAAGGATGTTCCGCTTTTCTGTACATCATTACCAAGCAAGAATCCGCCAGCTAATGGAGTCCAAAGACTCTGTGCTTTTAGATATGTGATTAGTTTATTGATTCCGATTTGTTGCTCTAGTTTTGTTACTTCTGCTGAAGCAATATAATTAGACGCATCTGCATCTGGTGCTGTTCCAAGTGCTGTAGCAAGAGGCGATCTAAAGATAGCCATCGCCTACTCCTAGCTCAACTGCGTCACTTTAGCCGTGCCAGCGGTGGCGAAGATGCCACCTATTAAGCCAGTATAATTGGATGGGACTTCAAAGTAGTCTCCAGCGGATAGGCGAGCGGTGTAGGATGAGGTGCTGGTGGTCGCTGTGCCGAGAGTTACATGGAGCGTACCTGGGCCTTCTGAAAAGATCTGGCAACCCAGCCTGCCTGTGCTTGCCGTGGCAATCGTGCCGTAGCTGGTGCTGGTGAATGTAGTCGGGCCAGTTCCGCCAGTTGTAGCGTTGGGGGGCCTGAGGCCATCAGCAACGTCGGCCTGGAGCGTGACCATTAAAGCCTCAATCGCCTCCAGGTTGTAGTTAATGCTTTGCGTACCGCCTGTGGCAGTGCCTACGGTTTCAAGAATGCGTTGTGTTTGCCAGCCCATATATTTGTCCTTTTTAGTTTATCACGCTAGGGGGTATTCATCAAGCGGCGGCTACAGTAATACTTCCACTACCAATATTTATTGTCCACCCAGAAGTAGGAATAGTAGCAGCAGAACCTCCAACTGCCGTAGCTATATTATTATTATTATAATCATAGAAGTACCATCCGTCTCCACCCCACTCTAAACGAAAATCATAGCCTGCTGAAGAAGATATGAAAACATATATTGTATCCTTAACATAAATTTCGCTTGTAATATTACTATTCGAGCTTGTTACATAAATTTGACTCGTACTCGCCACGGGAATCCCGCTGGGCGCGGCTCCGCCACCAAAGGGAAGTTTTCTTCCGTTGTTTAGTCCAACATTAAGACTTAGCGAAGGCATAAAATTACAATGCAATCACCCGCCAAGGGATTGAACCTTGCGCGGTTTGACTGCTAATAGGTAATTAGCCCTTGTAGGCGATCACACGTCCAGTTCCAGCAGTGAAGCTGTTGAACTGTCCGTAGATTATGTTCCCGGAACCGATCGTCACGCCTGTCAGTGTGCCATCGAAGTCTCCTGCAATGGCGCTGAAGGTCGTGTCGGCCAGCATTTGGATCGCCCAATATGCCTGCCCGGAAACGCCTGTGGTGCCAACGGTAAAACCGTTCCTGGCTCCAAACCTATCTGTATCGGCAGACATTAGCTGTAGACCGGGATCTTGTACGAAGTGCCGTTGAGACGAACCGTAATTCCCAAGGTCGCAGTACCAGAGACAAAAGTCCCAGTAGTTGCGGTCGTGATGAATTCCAGTGAGGTAGCTTCTGTTCCAGCATCAATCCGGACAGGCTTCCCTTTTGCTCTTAATTCGCGACGAATATATATATCACTCATGGATCTAATTTCCTATGTTTTGCCCAAACTTGTTTGATTGTATCGGCTTTATGTCTTGGGCGGAACCTTGAGCCGAGTTTTTGTTCTAACGCTTGATAACCTTTTAGAATGTTGCGACCATCCATGGCCGCGGGGTGATATGCTGGTTCTGAACCACAATTAACAAGTCTGAAGCTGGAGGGAAAGTTGCGCCGTTTTAGTTTACTTGGGACATTGTCCCTTTCATCTACCGGACGCTCGAGCGTTACAACGCCCCCGGTGTCCCTGTCTTCATACTCGTAGAGTGGCATCAGTCTTCCATCATTTCCCCGCCGTCCATCTTGACAGCTTCATTCCTAAGACGCTCGCCTTCGGTTTCAGCTTCCGGAGATTCTTTTTCAATCTCTCCTTCTGCTTCGCTTACGCGAACGACGGCAACGCCTTCTTTGATTTCAACAACTTCTCCGGTCAATTCAACCATGTCACCGATTGCAGGCTCGGCCTGTTCGGTCTCTTGCGAGATGGTTAGATTTTCGATCGGAATATTTACCATGTTAGCCATTTTTGTGCCCTCGCTTTTAGGCTCGGGCCCGGGGAGATTTTTGCCTCCCCGAGCCTTCGCTTCGGGCCCGATCATTAATACGATCGCGCCCATTTAATTAGCTGACTTCAGAACGGCTAAACACGATTCTGTAGAACGCATTGTTCAACGAAACCGCGGTGTAGTACGTTTTGACAGCAACCGAGGTTACCAAATCGAGAGGATCGGACTTGTCCGGACCTTCTGCAATCAGAACCTTGGGGCTATAAGGCGAATCTCCTGTGAGGGAAGGTACGCCGAATGCCTGGTCACCGAGCACGATGTTCGCCAAGAATGGCGCTGTGCTGGAGTTATAGGCCGCTGCCGCAGTGCCAGAGATGGCGCTGGCGGAGGCAGAACCAAACGACAGAATGTTGTGCGACAACAGAGTCTTCACTCCGTAGTACGTGCCAACTTCGCCCTTCAGCAAGCTGTCCACGTTCGAGTAACGATGAGCCTGGATATAGTCGTCATCGTTGAGGATCGAACGAGCAGTGCGAGGATCTGCAACCAGGATGTAACCACCCTTGATCGTAGGAGCCTTGTCAACTCGGAGGGCAGTCACGGAATCGAGCAAGTCGAGTGCCGTGAAGGACGAATTGGCTGCAGTCGCGGCGATGAATGCCGTCGAGTTGCTGTTCTGCGCGTAGCGAACCGAGGTCGACAGAGTGCCAGTTCCGGAGGTAGTTCCGGTCGTGAGCACACGGTGAACGAGGGTGTCGGCATGCAACGCATGATCTTCCGCCAATTGAGTCGTGGCCTGCGCCATTGAATCAAACAAGTTTGTGGCTTGCAGGATGTCAGACAGCTTGACCAAGCTGGCGAACTGCTGGAGGGTCGCGCCGACAGTCGACAGGGTCAACTGACGTTCGTTCGATCCAGGGTTTGTGCCTTCTGAGGTTACTTCGATGATCGAGCTAATGCTCGGGTTGTCGTATCTATAAAAGCGAATCTGCTTGTTTCCGTTTTTCCGTGGAAGAGCCGCTTTCATTCCGAATTGTTCCATCTGGAGGATGGGCAATTGACGTTGGAGTAATTCTTTTGAGAAATACTCTTGGTAGGCCGCTGCGAGCGAGCCAGAGGTTACTAGTGCCATATAATTTTATCTCCTATGTCTAAACCTTAGTTAGCGTCGTCAAATTCCATCGCCATTCGGCGAAGTTCGGCACCTTGTTCTGCAGAGGATAAATCCTTAAACTGCTTCTTAGGCGCCGGGGTTGACGGTGAACCAACTCCAGGTTGTAAACGTTTTTTGAACTCCGCATTTTCTTTGCGGAGCTTTTCGACTTCATCTGCTAATCCGGTTGAGTTATCCGTTTTAAGAGCAAGC